TACTTTGCAAAACCAACGTTCTAAGTTTTAGGGGTAAACCACTATGGCACGGCAAGAGCGAACCAAGAAAAGCACAGTAGCCAACTCGGTTAAGACCATGGAGTCAGCGCGGCTGGTTGCCGAGCCACCATTTCCCTTGTCAGAAACTGAGACAAATTATTTTCGTGGGATTGTCACGGCGCGAGAGCATGAGACTTGGTCGGACAATGACAGGGTGATTGGCGCGAACTTGGCCAAGACCTACTCAGCAATCGACCAGCTTTGGACAGACATTAACGCTGAAGGCTTCGTTGTGGAGAACCAAAGAGGCACGCCAGTTGCAAATCCCAAGGTCAATGCCTTGAATTCTATGACCAGCGCCATGCAATCCTTGAACAAAACCCTTGGATTGTCTGCTAGTCAGCGCGGATTATCGGGCGCGAAGCAGGGCAGTCGCAACTTAGCGGAGCAACAAGCGCGTCAGATTATAGACAAAGTGTCCGAGGATGATTTGATTTAATGGCTTGCGCACACGCGCACGCGATTCTATAACAAAGAATTAAATGAATAAAATAAAAACCAGAGCAGAAAGGGTTATTGAATTTATCGAAAAATATTTATTCGTGCCTGAAGGTTCGCTTGTTGGTGAGCCAATTAAACTAGCAGAGTTTCAAAAACAATTTATATATGACGTATACGATAACCCGCAAGGCACGCGCAGGGCGTACTTAAGCATTGCTCGCAAGAATGCAAAGAGCGCAACCATTGCTTGTTTATTATTGGCGCATATTATCGGGCCAGAAAGAAAACAGAATAGTCAGATTATATCGGGCGCACGGAGCCGAGATCAGGCAGCATTGGTTTATGAACTAGCCGCAAAGATGCTTAATATGCAACCACAGTTTCAAGGACTGTATAGATTAGTGCCATCAAGCAAAAGAATTATTGGTTTAAAATCCAACGTAGAATATCGAGCGCTATCGGCTGAGGCTAAAACCGCCCACGGGTTATCCCCTATCGTCGCTATCTTGGATGAGGTGGGGCAGGTCAGGGGGGCGCAGGACGACTTCATTGATGCCATCACCACGAGCCAAGGGGCGCACACTTCGCCTTTGCTGGTGGCGATCAGCACGCAAGCCGCTGACGACGCGGACTTGTTTAGCATTTGGCTTGATGATGCGCTCGCCTCCAAAGACCCAAAGATTGTTTGCCACTTGTATACCGCACCCAAAGATGCTGGTTTGCTAGATGAGGCTGGCTGGAAAACAGCCAACCCAGCGCTTGGTTTGTTTCGTTCATACGATGATTTGGCAGAGCAAGCTAAACAAGCGGTGCGGATGCCTTCGGCTGAGAACACTTTTCGAAACCTTTGTTTGAACCAAAGGGTATCGACGGTGTCACCATTTATCAGTCGTGACGTTTGGAAGTCGTGCGGCGGCAAGGTTTTAGACTTTGCGGACAACCCAGTTTGGGCAGGCTTTGACTTATCGGCTCGAACGGACTTGACCGCCTTGGTTGTGATCGGGCGAATAAATGGTGTCTGGCAAACGCATGCACACTTCTGGACACCGGAGGCGGGGCTAATAGAACGAGCAAAGCGTGACCGACAGCCTTACGACCTGTGGGTTAGGCAAGGTTATATGCAGACAACGCCGGGTCAGACTGTTGATTATGAGTTCGTTGCACACGATGTGGCGGCAATATTTTCACAATTAAACGTGCAGAGTATTGCTTATGATCGCTGGAGAATTGATATTTTTCGTAAAGAACTTACCAATATCGGAGTAGAATTACCCTTAATAGAATATGGCCAAGGGTTTAAGGATATGGCAGGCGGGATAGATTCGCTTGAATGTGAGTTATTAAACGGGCGAATCGCTCATGGAAACCACCCAGTGTTGACTATGTGCGCGGCAAATTCGGTAGTGGCGAAGGACGCGGCAGGTAATCGAAAGCTAGACAAGTCGAAAGCGACAGGTCGAATTGATGGAATGGTTGCGATGGCTATGGCGTTTGGCGCGAAAGAAAAAGAAAGCGTAGAAATGGAAGGCGATTTAGACGGGTTTTTAAATAATCCGCTGTCGGTAAAATATTAAAGGGACGCAACGTGGCGACATTTTTTCAGACACTGCGTAGATTTTTTGGCAACGTCGGCGCGACTGGACAGCAAGAGGGTATCCAGTACACCGAGCCGCTGACTAAAGTTTACGAAATAACACCCGACTACGGTATCGACGGAGCGCTTCAAGTCTCAGCAGTTTGGGCTGCGGTGGAGTTGCTGTCTGACAATATTGCGTCCTTGCCCATTTTTGTATACGAAAGAGAGGCTGGTCAACATGGTCATAAGCAGTTAGCACGAGGCACGCCACTGTGGATTTTGCTACACGACACGCCAAACAATCGGCACACGCCAATGGAGTTTTGGCAATACTTGGTGATGAACTATTTACTTCGCGGCAACGGCTACGCTCGATTGGTTCGCAATGATGCTGGCGATGTCATCTCAATGATTCCGTTGAGCGCCGATCAAGTAGAGGTCGAAGTGCTAGACGACCAAACGATTATCTATAAGTATTATTACGAAGGCAAGGTCGCCATCTATGGCTCTGAGTCTATGCTTCATTGGCGCGACAAGGGCAACGGCGTGGTCGGTATGTCACGTCTTGACTATATGCGCTCGACAGTTAACGTGGCAGTTGGCGCACAGAACCACACGGCAAATGTATTTAGAAAGTCAGCCAAGCGACCTGGCGTGTTTATGATCGACAAGTTATTGACTGAAGAGCAACGCTCTTCTATTAGAAAGAATTACAGAGGGCTGGTCGAAGGCAGCGACGACGACCTGCTGGTGCTAGAGGCAGGGGCTAAGTTTGAGCCGCTGAGTATGTCACCTGCTGATGTGCAGTTGTTGCAGACGCGCAAGTTTGCCGTTGAGGATATTGCCAGATGGTTTGGTATTCCGAGCGCAATGATCAACGATACGGAAAAGACAACGACTTGGGGCACTGGCATTGACCAGTTAATTCAAGGGTTCTATAAATTCCGGTTGCGCCCGATGCTTGAGTCGCTGGAACAGTGCTTAGAGAAGCGAGTGCTAACACCAGCACAGCGCAGACGCTATGCGGTTGAGTTTAGCCTTGATGCTATCTTGCGTGGTTCGCTTAAGGATAGATTAGAGACAGGTTCGCAAGCGGTGCAGAATGGATTGATGACGCGCAACGAATGGCGGCAATTAGAAAATATGCCTCCGATTGAGGGCGCAGACGAATTGACAGCACAGGTTAACTTAATGCCAGTGTCACAGCTTGGGCAAAGTCAGGTTGCGGAAGCGTTGCAGAGAATGTCGGTTATACAAAACGCTTTGATTCAAAAGGTAGATAATTTAAGCGCACGCAAACCAGAGCAACCTATTAACGTTAGCTTTAATCCTGACATGAAATTTGAAACGCCAGAGATTAAATTAAATATGGATGTTACAAAAGACAGTTCAAAGTCTAGCAAGTCAATTAAGGTTTTGCGAGATGAAAAGGGCAACCTAATTGGCGCTGAGACAACGGAGCAATAACAATGGCTATTACATCAGCAATCTGCAACAGCTACAAGCAAGAGATTCTTGAAGGCGTACACGCAAGCGGCGACACTTACAAGATTGCTTTGTTTACCGATGTGGCTACGCTAGGCGCAAGCACCACAACGTATGCCGCAACCAACCAAGTTATTGACGGATTTGCCAAAACAAAAGCAATTGAGGCTAAAATAACAATAGGCAAGGTAAATGCTTTTGGTCTTATTGTTATAAACGGCGGGGCGGTTCTACAAAGTGTAAGCGCAGTGGCGCAAGTTCCTAACCTACAAGCCAACGGTGTTTTGGGTATATCCGAAGAAGAATTAGTATTATTTTTAATGGCTGCCTAGCATTTAGGCAAGGACGGCAAAATGAATATTCAGCGCAAAAATATTGGGCTAAAAGATATTGAGATTAAGATGGTCGCAAATGGCGGCTTTTCTGGGTATGCCTCTGTCTTTGGCGGTGTTGATAGTTATGGCGACACAATTGAGAAAGGCGCTTATAGTGGCATAATCCAGCAGATACAGCGCGGTGAAATGTATATGCCCAAAATGTTTGTTAACCATAAATCTTTTGATATCCCGATTGGAAAGTATATTCAAATCGAAGAAGACGAGAAAGGTTTGTACATGGAAGGCGAATTTACCAAAGGCAATCCAGACGCTGACAAAATTAAAGCGGCTATGACGCATGGCACTATTGATGGCCTGTCCATTGGCTTTATGATTGGCAAATATGAGATGGTCGAAGACGGCGACAATTTACGTCGTGTCATTAAGTCGATTAAAGAACTACCTGAAGTTTCAATAGTGACTTATCCAGCAGATGAGAATGCTCGCGTCGATTTGACAAGCGTTAAGTCTGCGTTGGATAATATTAATACTTTAAGAGATTTTGAAAAGTTCCTGCGGGATGTAGGTGGCTTTTCAAATAACCTAGCAAGAGAAACGGCAAAGTCTGCTAGGTTGTTATTTTCTCAAATGGAGTTTGAGGAAGCCGAAGTTATGCCGAGTGAAAAGCAAGATACTGATATTCAACGTCAAATAGCACTTATGCTATTAAATTCTCGAACTCTATAAAGGAAATTATTATGTCTGATATTAGCGAAATTAAAGCCCTTGCCGAAGTGCAAGGCACATTGCTTGAAAAGCATCGTGAGCTGAAAGGCTGGATGGAAAAGGCTAATGGCGAAATCGAAGTCGCCCGTACCGTTTCAGTTGAGACAAAATCTGCCCTTGAGAAGTTAGCAGACCAGAACGCCTCTTTGGATGACAAGTGCTTGGAAATCGAGCGCCGTGTGGCTGAAGGTTTTGAGGTTGCTAAACAAGCAGCCACTGAAACTGCCGGAGAGATGCTCGTCAAAAGCGACAGCTTTAAAGCAATGGTCGAAGGTCGTAGCAAGTTTGCTCGCGTGGAAATGAAAACGGCTATCGTTAACGCCACTGGTCAGAACCAGCCTTTGGTTCCTTCTGATCGTTTGGTTGGTATCATCAACAACCCCAACCGTATCTTGACAATCCGCGACGCTTTGCCAGTTGGACGCACAACCTCTAACCTGATTGAGTTCACGAAAGAAAATGTCTACACGAACAGCGCTGGCCCTCAGTACGACAGCCCCGCTTTTGAGAATGTGACAAAGCCAGAGTCAGGCATCACCTTCACTTTGGCTACAGCCGCTGTGGTAACTTTGGCTCACTTTATTCCCCTGTCACGTCAGGTGTTGGAAGATTCACCACAGATCGAAAGCTATGTTAACGGGCGCTTGAGCTTTGGATTGAAGCTGGAAGAGGAAGACCAGTTGCTCAACGGAAATGGCACCTCTGGCAACATCAGTGGCTTGCTAAACTCAGGCAACTTTGTGGCCTACAGTCGTGCTGTTACTGGCGACACCAAGTTGGACACGTTGCGTCGTGCTATCACTCAGGCTCAGTTGTCTGAGTTTATGGCTGACACAATCGTTCTTAACCCAGCTGATTGGGAAGAGATCGAGTTGCTGAAGGCTACTGATAACCAGTACGTTTGGAGCAATCCGGTCGCTATGGCTGGCCCACAAATCTGGGGCAAGGCTGTTATTCCAACCAACTCAATCACTGCTGGTACGTTCCTTGTGGGCGCTATGCAGATGGGCGCTCAGGTCTGGGATCGTCAGGACGCTAATGTGCAAATTTCTTATGAAGATGGCGACAACTTCAAAAAGAATATGGCAACCCTGCGTGCTGAAGAGCGTTTGGCTTTGACTGTTTATCGTCCTGCTGCTTTTGTCAGTGGCTCGTTCTAAACTTGTTTAGGCAATAAAATCGGGGCTAAGGGCTAACGCTCTTAGTCCCTTTTTACTTTAGGAATTGAAATGGAATTAGTTGACGTAGTGGCTATGGCTCACTTTGAAAATCCCCAGACAGGCGCGGTGTCCCGCAAGCAACGCCTACGCATAAGCAAACAATTGGCAGACTATCTAGACTCACTTGGGCTGGTTACTTTTGTAAACCCCATCGTGACGGCAGTCAGAGAATACCCCAAGACAGAAGCGACAGACCTTGGTGGGGACGAACCGTCTACGTTGTCGCCACAGGCCCCAGCCTCACTGAGCGAGACTGCCAAAATATTCAGACGCGCTCGGCGCAGGAAGGCAGGCGAATCCTAGCCGTTAAGGACTCTTGGCGGTGGTTGCCCAATGCAGATGCGATGTATGCTTGTGATGACCACTGGTGGGACAGGTACGTTGCAAAAATCAAACGAGACTTTAGCGGCGAGCTTTGGACGCAATCGGAAAAGAGCGCTAGAAAATATGGAATCAAGTTATGGCAAGGCCAATCAGTTGCAGGACTTGGACGTGAAAAAATACACTTTGGAAACAACTCAGGCTACCAAGCAATCAATCTTGCATACTTACTCGGTGCAAAGTCGATTATCTTGCTTGGGTTTGACATGAAGCGCCAAGCAGGTAAGACACATTTTTTTGGCGATCATCCTTACCACAGAAACACGCAAGGCCCAGACGATCAGGTTATGCAGCGCTGGTGTAGAAACTTTGTGAAATTGGCGGCTGACTTAAAGTCTGAGGGCGTGACGGTCTACAACTCCACTCGAATAACAGCATTGACAGCATTTGAACAAAAGGACTTAGAGAAATGTTAACCATCTTTTGTGGCTACGATGATAGAGAGTCGGTTGGAACACACGTCTTTATGTCTTCAGTGCTAGAAAGAAGTTCCGTTCCCGTTGCCTTTGTGCCAATAAAAATGCAAGGCGTTAAGGATGGAGGCACTAACCAATTTACGCTTTCCCGTTTTCTAGTGCCGTATTTAATGGACTACAGGGGCGAGGCGATTTTTGCAGACGCTGCGGATATGATTTGTTTAAGCGACATTGCAGAGTTGGCGGAAACACTTAAAGAACAGCAACACGCAGTAAAAGTTGTAAAGCACAAATACAGCACACGCAATGCGGTTAAATACATTGGCACACCCATGCAAAGTGCCAATCAAGACTATGACAGAAAGAACTGGGCAAGCCTGATGCTAATCGACTGCGAGCATGCAGCGTGGCGAACGATGACACCAAAGGCTGTCAACACATTTAAAACCCTAGAGCTTTTACAGCTACGATTCCTCGATGACTTAGAAATTGGCGAGTTGCCACAAGAATGGAATCGCTTGGTAGACGAAGGGCAAGCGATTGAGGGTGCAAAGATTTTGCACTGGACGGCGGGGATACCTGGCTTTGAACATTACAAAAACGCAAGAGGGGCTGATTTTTGGCGGCAAGAATGCAAACGCACAACTCACCCACTACTTACATTGTAAGCGGCGCTCAAACGTCACCCATTTTTGGCAAGGCATTTGCTGAGGGTTGCGGCGGCATTGTAGCTACAAATACTGAATTGCTTGATGGCTCGGTTGCGATGTTTGGCCATCCCAACTTAATGCCGTTATTGAGCCAAGCGCGTTCGGATGGAAGGGATTGGTACTATGGGGACAAGGCATACTTTTGTAGGGCAACACATTACCGAATAACTAAGAATGCTTTTATGCACGACCTCAACGGTGAGCCTAGTAAAGACAGGTGGCGACGCTTAAGGGTTTCGGTTCAAAGTTGGCGCGAAGGCTCAGATATTTTGTTATGCCCACAAAGCGAAACCTTTTTTAACTTGCAAGGTAAAAGCGCTCACGAATGGATTAGACAGACCTCTGAGCTGATTTCTGCTTATTCTGACAGGAACATAAGGGTTCACCACAAAAGCAACGGCAACAGGGCTGAAATTATGTTTAAACAGCAATTAAGAAATGTATGGGCGGTTGTTGTGCATTCGTCGATGGCAGGGGTTCAAGCAGTCATTCACGGCGTGCCTTGCTTTGCGACCGACCCCGAATCAACAGCGGCACGTTTTGGCTCAACAGATTTATCCCTAATTGAATCGCCAGTTAAACCAGAAAACCGCGAACACATGGCGATGGTGTTGGCCAATAATCAATTTACAATTTCGGAAATCAACTCCGGTTACGCTTGGGAGCAAGTTAAATGAAAGTATGGGAAGGGCTTTATTTGCCCGAAAACGAAACACACTTAGTCGATTGGATGAAAGCCGTTAAGCGTTATGTTGATGGCAAGCCCACATATCAGTACAGCAAGTATGCAGAATGTTTACGGATACTGGACAAAAAGCGTACAGCAATTGACGTGGGTGGCAACCTTGGGCTGTGGTCACGGGTTATGTGTTTGGACTTTGACAGCGTGCAAGCGTTCGAACCAGTCTCTGAGTACTGCGAATACTTTGTTAAGAACGCACCAATGGCAACCTTGCACAACGTAGCGCTTAGTGATGAAGAAATGATTATCACAATGGCTTGCGCTACTAACGGGTCATGCGGCGACACCGCACCGCAAGTTAACAAGCGTAAGGAAAAAGCCTTACAAGAAGTCGGCACAGTGTTACTAGATTCGTATTGTTTTGTGGACGTTGACTTTATAAAAGTGGATTGCGAGGGCTACGAGTACCACGTTTTGCAAGGCGCAGAGCAAACTATTCTAAGCAACAAGCCCGTTATTATCGTTGAGCAAAAGCCTGGCAAGGGTAAAAAGTATGGCTATGCTGATGACGAAGCAGTAAAGTATCTAAAGTATCTGGGCATGAAAATACACATGGTAATTTCTGGCGATTACATAATGAGGTGGTGAGTATGGGGTGGGGCGACGAACTAATGGCGGCTGGCGAGGCGATGAGTCTTGGCGGGGTAGTCGCTATCAAAGACAGGAACGGGAATATCCGCTGGCACGATGCTTGGGAAAACAATCCAAGCATTGCTAATCCTACAGATAAATACCAAAAGTTTATAGTTAATGCGCCGAGTGCTAGGCCATACGCTAAATCCGTTAACGCTCAGGCATGGGGCTGGCAAGCATATCGCCCAAAGCCAGCCAAGTTTTTCTTTAGCCCAGATGAACTGGACGAGATTGCGTATATAGAAAACAATTTTATTGTGGTTGAGCCACACTTAAAAGACAAGCAAGAAAGCGTAAACCGCGACTGGGGTTGGGATAACTTCGCCAAGGTCACGAGTTCTGTAGACGCTGACTGGGTGCAACTGGGCGCAAAAAAGCCCAAGATGCTACCTAATACTCGATGGATAAAAACGGCTACGCCTAGACTGATGGCTGCGGTTATGTCTAAAGCGAGGGCGGTGCTAGTGCCAGAGGGCGGGATGCACCACACAGCGGCGGCGCTTGGCATTAAAGGCGTGGTTTTGTTTGGTGGGTTTATTGCCCCGCAGGTAACGGGCTACCAGCTACACAAGAATATATTTACGGGCGGTGGTCTGGGATGCGGTAAACGGCTAAAATGTCAGCACTGCGTTGACGCTTGGGATAAAATAGACCCTGAGCGTATTATTAAGATCATGCGGGGTTTAAATGGTGGATAGGATAATAGAGGAATATAGTCCATGAACTATTTAATAAAGACAGTACAACCAACAAGCGAACCAGTTAGTCTGGCAGAGGCGCAGTTGCACCTCAGACTAGACACGGTTGGCTCGCCCCCTTCACACCCCGATGATACATTAGTACAAACCTTAATTAGTGCATCAAGAGAAAACGCCGAGCAGTACACGGGCGTGACAATTGCTCAGGCTAGCTACAAAGTCAAAAGCCCTGTTGTTAGTGAGCAGGTCAGCCTGCAAACGCACCCAGTCAACAGCATTGCCTCTGTAACCTACGAGGACAGCGATGGCGCGGTGCAAACCGTAAGCCCATCACTTTATACGTTAGACAACTTCCAACGCCCTGCGCGGCTTGTGTTCAAGTCTGATTCGCCAGGCTACGATTTGACCGTCAGCTTTACGGCAGGTTACACCGACGGCGAAAGCCCAAACCCATACCCTTGCCCTGCGGGTGTTAAAGCGTCCATTCTGTTAATGATTGGCAATTTATACGAAAACCGCGAATCAGTGTCCTCGGTTCAGTCTTACGAGCGTCCGCAGTCTGCTACTTATTTATTAACGCCCCACCGCATTAACATGGGGCTGTAATGAACATCGGCAAACTCGACAAGCGCATTACGTTACAAAGCAGGTCGGCTACGCTTGACGATTACGGTCAGGAGTTAAACAGTTGGTCTGACATAGCCACCGTCTGGGCAAATGTAAAGCCTCTTGGTGGGCGTGAAAAATTGCGTGCGATGGCTGTTGAGTCATTGCTAACGCATACTGTAACAGTACGTTATAACGTACTTTTTTTACCGCCAGCGGTTGCGGACGCTCGACGCATTCGCTACGTTACACCAGCAGGAGTTCGGATATTTAATATCAATGCGGCGCAAGATTTAGATGAAGCGCGGAAGCACATCGTCTTTGACTGCACCGAGGACTCGGAGACTGGACAATGAGCCAAGAGATACAAATCAAAGGACTCAAAGAGCTAGACGATTTGATGAAACAGTTGCCAGCTAAGATTTACAATCGCGTATTGAAGGGTGGGATGCGTGCGGGTCAAAAGGTTTTGGCTGATGCGGCTAAGGGTTACTTGCAAGCTAACGGCTCGGTTGATTCTGGCGAGCTATTGAAAAGCATTAGGATTAGATTTAATCGGAAAAGCGAACGCTTTGGCTATGCTCGCGCTTATGTTATGGCTGGCAATAAAGAAGCCTATTACGCGCACATGATTGAGTACGGCACTGGCTCATACTACGCAGGCAACGGCACAAAGTCTGTCAAAGGGCCTTACGAAATACGGCCCAAAGGCGAAGGCAGTTTGCTTGTGGCTGGTATTAATAGAAACCTTGTGACGCATCCGGGCATTAAACCAAAGCCATTTATGCGTCCAGCAGTTGACAACTACACAGAAGCGGCACTTAATGCTGTTTTTAATTACCTGCAAAAAAGAATACCTAAAGAGGTATTGAAACTATGAACGCTGAAATCATTATTGCAAGCCTATTAAATCAGGCAGCCATAACCGCCTTGGTGGGAAACCGCAGGGCGATGACACAGTTGCCACAAAACAGCGCTATGCCTGCGCTTGTATATAATGTGATCGACGGAGTGCCTGAGCCTAATGTTGCGTACAATATTGGCGCACAAAGGGCATTTGCTCGTATACAAATAAATCCGTTGGGCTTAACAATTCCTGATGTAAAATCTATTCATGCGGCGGTTCGAGGTGCAATTGACTTCACTCACCAACAAATAGTCGCAGGTAAATTAGTAATTAGTTGTCGCTTTGATAACATGAGCGAAATGACTAAAGAGATCGACAGCGGCATCTATACTCAGCCAGTTGATTACATTCTGCGTTATTATGAGTGAAGCATCTATTATTTTTTAGGGGATCATTATGACTGTTTTTACTTCAGCCGGTACTACCTTAGCAATTTCAGCATCAGCACCCGCTACGTTTGATTCAAGCGGTTATGCCGCTGTTTTCGCAGAATCGCCCGGCCCTGCCACTGTTGGCGAGATCACGGACTTGGGCGAGTTTGGGCGTGAGTTTGCGCTTGTAACGCACATGCCTGTTGGCTCGCGTGGCACGCAGAAGTTTAAGGGTTCGTTCAACGAAGGCACAATCGCCTTGTCAATGGGCTTGGACACCGACGATGCTGGCCAGATTTCGATGAAGGCAGCTTCACTTTCTGATAGTAACTATTCGTTTTTGGTTACGACTCAGAACGGCGACAAGTACTATTTCCAAGCCAAAGTCATGTCATTCAAAGTTAACGTCGCAAGCGTGGATTCAATCACGACTGCAACGGCATCGCTTGAGTTGACAACGACTGCCGCTGGTGTTGGTATTGTTGAAGCCTTAGCCGCGTAATGCGGCGCAGTAAAGTTCCGACTAACAGTAGTCATCTTCCATCGCTGGAGGATGCTGCTGTTAGTTCGGATTCTCAGACCAGCGAAACTAAGGAAGTTAAAATGTCATTTGATATTTCAAAGTTGGCAGTATCAGCCACGGCTGTTATCGAACTTGAAGACCCAAGTGGTGAGGCTTTGGTTGACGATAGCGGCAAAACAATCAGCGTGACAGTTTACGGGCCAGGCTCAAAGCAGTTTCAAAAAGCATCCGGCGTTCGTAATCGGGCCATTCTTGATTACGTTCGAAAGGGCGGCAAGAAAATGAAGGACGATGAACAGCGAGAACTTGACGCTGAGTTTCTATCTGCTTGCACCGTTAGCTTTAACGGCTTTACTTACAAAGAATTTACGGGCTACGAGATGTTTAAGCAATCTTATCTTGACCC